GGGATTGTTGATGTGCCTTCTATTACCTCTGATAGTGTGAGTCCTATTCCACCTGAGACAGTTAAGTCTCCTGTGATTGTAACATCACCATCCATTGTTCCACCATTGCCAAGATTCTTGACATTGGTTTGCCCCATTGAACCAAACATATTAAATCTCCACCATTCTTACAGCCCCAGTAGTAGTGCTAGTAGAGTTAAAATTAAAATATACAGTATTGCCAAATCCTCTGGGTACTGTAATAAAAAATTGTGTGTTTGCTGGTATTAATAAATCGTTACTAGCATTAACATTAGTTTCTGATGTAGTAAAATTGTAGTATATTTCAACTGCTGAATAAACGCCAAGTGTCGCTGTATTACTTGCTAATAGTTTATGTGATGTGTTTGCAACGTCTGCTGAACTTCCTGCTGTTCCTGCCGATGAAACTGTCCAAGTTCCACCAGTTGTTGCGTTAAGTGCTTCCTGTACGGAATGTGTGTGTAGGTCTGCCATTTTCCTTCCTCTCTAAGCCTGACAATAGCGTGAACGAGACTGTGCTATGTCGTTATGATTTTTTAAGTTTTTTCTTTATTTTTTTAACTGCTTTTTTTGCAGTAGTAGGTGCTTTATAAGGACTCCAATCAGATTCCCCTGTTACTCTTTGATACCCTTTATTTTTTAACGATTCAAGTTTTTCAGGGTGTTTTTTAAAAGTATCCTCTTCAAGTCTTTCTATTTTACCTTTATTTGGTTTTTTCCAGTATTGCATAATATCTCCAAATAATTAGGGGCAGGGCAAACCATACCCCTAATATTTTATTATTCGTTAAGCGTTGCGAATCTTCAGACCCTTCTTATTGTCTGTGTCATCTATTCTCTTAACTCCATATAGCAAATCAGCAACCACTTTAGTACCAAGTGCATCTACAGAATATTCTGATTGCACTCTGACCTCTTGTTGAAATGCTGTTGCTACCGCAGACTTATGAAAGATTGCACCAGAGATTGTGTTCGTTCCAGAACCACCTTCATCTGCTTTGTCCACAGTATTTGACATATATACGTCAATGCCATAAAGCGAACCAACCATGCCAGTACGAAGTCCTTTGTTGCCCTCTCCAACTGCATCATTTCTGATAAAGTATTGAGCAACTCCAGCAGAGGGATTTAGAATATCAGCAAAAAGAGTTGGATTAACAACCATTGCACATTCTCCATCCATGTATGGAATGTCTGCTTCACCTAAAGTAGCTAATGCTTCTTCAAACTTAGCGGCAGTTAGCGTATCGTCAGCACTAAGATTCAATGAATCCTCTAGTGATTGTAACTCACTCCAAATGTCAGAATCAACCTGACGAGCAAGAGCTTCGCCCATCATTTTTGCATACTTTTCTACTAAGTCAGCTTCGGATTGAATTAATGCCACATCTTCAAATAATTTTGCGACATATTTGTGTTTATTGACAGTTAGCTGAGTTTCTGTTGTTACAGTTGCATCATAAGAAACATCTGAACCAGCAGATTTGTCACTCGCACTAATAAGACTCATTTCAGGAATGTGAAGAACATCACCATATCCCTTTCCAGTAAAAAGTGCAGAATAATCATCTACTAACCCACGAAAGACTGTTTTTCTTTCAAAGAACTTGTATATACCATCTGCCCAAATTTCAGGAATAAAATGCTGGTCTGTTGTAGTCGTTACAGGACTACCTTGATAATGTTTAGCCATTTATATTACCTTTTTATGTATGACTCCAATATTGCATTCCAGTTCTTTCGTCTTTCTTCTCCCGACATATCAGTCCAGTCACCAACTTGTTGCGTGGGTACTGTTCCTTTTCTGTCAGGTGGATTTACTTTTTCTGTTTCGGAAAATTCCTCAACTATATCCAAAAGAACATCTGTATCAACATTGGAAAATTTTTCTCGTTTAGACTCAGGAAGTTTAGATAAAGCGACTTCTCGAAGTTTGACATCCATTGATTCCCATTTTTCCTTAAAAGGTTTGTAAGAATCAATTTGTTTCATGAGTTCGGCATTTAATTCTTGCCATTTTTCTTCTTCTTGCAGTTTTGCTCTTTTACTTTCTTCCTCTTGTGTTTTAAAAGATTCAAGAGACTCACGAAGTTCATTCCTTTCTGAAATAACCTCGTTTAATCTTGAAATTGGTACATTATTTTCGTCTTTTGTGACGGCTTCCTGTTTTACATCTGGCTCGATGGTCTTCTCTTCAGACATTTTTACCTCTTTAGTGAGTTAGTGAATATGCAAGATTTCTTCTTGCATTAAAGTTATGGTATAATGTAAGTTGTAAAAGTAATCTAATGCAAGAAAAAAATTACGATTTTAAACAAAAGTGGTTTGAATACTTAGGTTATAAACCGCATGATGGTCAAATTCCTTTGCATTTCCCTAAAAAACATGATGCCAGATTTCAAGTGGTTGTGTGTGGGAGAAGATTTGGAAAAACATGGGCTAGTGCTATGGAGGCTACTTATGTAGCGTCTCAACCCAATAAAAGAATCTGGGTAGTAGGGATGTCATATAAGAAAGCTCGTTTAATATTTCGTGAAATTTGGCAACGAATGGTTATTGGGCATCCTGAAGATGTTGATAAGGCATCAGAAAAAGATATGTACATTCGTTTTAAATGGGGTACTATCGTAGAAGGAATGTCAGCAGATAATCCTTCAAGTCTTGTAGGGGAAGGTCTTGACTTGCTTGTAATTGACGAAGTTGCCAAGATGAATAAAAAGATTTGGGATATGTACTTATCCCCAACAGTAGCAGGAAGAAAAGGTAAAGTTATTTTTATTACTACGCCAGAGGGTAGAAACTGGATATATGATTTATTTAAACTAGGGGCAGAAGACCCACTATGGGAAAGCCATACATCTCCATCATGGATTAACCAGTATGAGTTTCCGCTAGGGTTAAATGACCCAGCAATCATAGAAAGAAAAAGAAATATGTCAAAAGAACTTTTTGGTCAAGAATTTGGAGCAGAATTTTCTGTATTTGAGGGCAAGGTGTGGAACTTCCATAGAGACTTAGATACTGGAGACTTTCCTTACAACCCTGACTTACCCACTTATTGTACGATTGACTTTGGTTATCGTATGCCCGCAGTTCTTTTTATACAGACATACTGGAAAGATGAAATAGAGCATATTAGAATTTTTGATTGCATCCTACACAAACAAAACATAAAAACAGAAGATTTAATAAAACTTATCAAAACAAAGGGCTATCCTATTATGTCTTTCTATGGCGACCCCGCTGGTTCAAATGTTCAAGGACAGTCAGGTAGGGGAGATATGGAAATATTTAGACGTAGTGGGATTAACATACTTTCCACAAGAGATAGAATTAGTAGAAATATTGTTAATAGCGTTGCTTACACCAGAGGTTTCTTTGAAAGTGCCGATGGAATTAGAAGAGTTCATGTTGATAAAAGATGTACTGATGTCATAGAAGACTTTGAGGAATATAGATACCCAGAGACAGAGGACGGAAAACCAGTAAAGGAAGAGCCATTAAAAGATGGATACCATGATCACGGCAATGATGCGTTCAGGTATTTTATACTTAATCGCTTTCCAATGAGAAACCAAGAAATGAAAAGGATTCAAAGATGATTCAAAAAATATTAAAAGATAAACTGCTAGAAACAAAGCTAATGATGTCTCACTCTAGGCGTAATGAGATTAGAAAGCATTTAAATTATTACTCTGGGGTTTCTACAGAGCAATATATCTCTAACTATTTTAGCGGAGATGCTTTTTCTGAAATACCGCCTAGTATGACAAATTTTACAAGAAAATTTATTAACAAAATTAGTAGAATATATAGTCTAGGAGCTAAAAGGAATCTTGGCAATCTCACAGAAAGATACGAAGAGCTAACACCAACTAAAGATGTTCGCATGAAACATTCTGAAAGAATGACTAGGCTGTTAGGTACTGTAGCAAATCGAGTACATTGGAGAGATGGTTTTTTTGACTATAGACCTATTTATTATTTTGAGGCATACTTTGACGAAAACCCTTTTGTTCCTAGTGCTGTAGTCTACCCACTATTAAATAGCACAGCAGACCTTTCAAACACAGAAAATTTACAATGGGAATACTGGGATAGTGAAAAATACGGCATAATGAATGAAGATGGTAAAATGATAGAAGAAATAGACAATCCTTATGGAATTTTGCCATTTGTATTTACTCACAGAGAAGACCAGCTCGATTCTTTCTTTGTCGAGGGTGCTAGTGATGTAGTTAATTGCAATGAGCAAGTCAATATTGCCTTAACTGAAATGAATCTAGGCATGAGGTTTAATATGTTTGGTCAGCCGTGGGTAACAGGACTAAGAGCAGACCAAAGTATGTTAAGAGCTGGCTCTAATACTATTCTTGACATGGGAGAAGACGGAGCATACAATATAACAAGCCCAAGTGGAAATATAGAAGAGGCTATAAATAATATAAAGTTTCAAATAGAACTTGTAGCATCTAATAATCATTTATGGATTCAATGGGCGGAATCTGGTGGAGAAGTGCCTAGTGGAATCTCATTAATGATTAAAGATATGGAAAGAAAGGAAGACTATTACGATGATATTGCACTATGGAGATTGTACGAACAAGACTTTTACAATGTAGAACGAACAATAGCTGAGTATAATGGCATTTCTCTTCCTGAAGAGTTTGGTGTTGATTTTGAAGAGGTAGATTACCCTAAAACAGTTCAAGACCAGATATTAAAAGATGAATTTGATATTCAAAACAACCTTATTACTAGAGCAAAGATAATGGTTCGTGAAAACAAAGACCTTACAGAAAAGCAAGCTCAAAAATTGATAGATGAAAATAGGAGAGTAAATGAGCAAGAAAACAGCCAGTCAATCTTTACGCAATTCCGTCAGGGAGCTGGACAAAATCAATAATGTAGACTTTGAGTTTGAAGGAAACTTACAAGAAATCATAGAAGACCCTATTTTATGGGCAGAATCACAGGCAGAGCGTGTTATTGCTGATAATATTGATAACTATTTAGAATCTAAAGAACTAGGGGAGAAATTCTGGGATGAAATTAGAAATATTAGTTAATTTTGATTTTAGTGCTTTAAATAATCAAATGCCTAAGATAATAGAAAAAACAATGCAAAGATACGCTAGAAGTGCAGAAAAAGGTTCAAAAGAAGCTATTGACAGGGGTGTTACGCCAAAGTTAGAACCACAAACAAAGGCAAGAAGAAAAAGAAAAGGGACTGGCGGGACAAAACCTCTTTTTGAAACTGGAAATTTATATAGAAGCATAAAAGGAACCTCTGAGGGGTTAGATATGCTTGGATACGGCTATTTACATCATATAGGAGAGGCTGGAAAGCATAAAAAACGAAGAGAATTTATTACTATATCTAAAAAACAAATTATGCCAACATTTGATAAATTTAAAAAAGATATAAGAGTAGCCTTGCGTTCTAACAAAAAGGTTGTATCACTAGGGTAGAAGGAATTAGTTTATGGCTAAGAAAAGAGAATTAGATGAAAAAGATAGAAGACTACTTATTGAGACTGCTCTTGGACTGTCTTACGACATACGAATCTTCTCTGAACGACTTGGACAAGAAATTGACAGGCTTACAAGAAATGGTCTTGATGAACAATCAATTATTAGGGTTCTTGAGCAAGACCTTGCTACCAACGGAAGAATCTTCGGGGAATTACGAAACTCCATTAAACGAGGAGTTACTGGAGGAATTAATCAAGCATTCCGCAGAGCTGGAGAAATGGGGCAAAGCCTAAAGTGGATTGCCATATCTAAAAACCCCTGCGATGACTGTCGCTCAAGAGCTGGAGAAGTGGATACTTGGGATAACTGGGAAGCCAGAGGAATGCCCTCAAGTGGATGGAGTGTGTGTAAAGAATACTGCTACTGTCAGTTAATGCCTGAATCCCTCGACATAGATGATACAATCACAATATGAAAGACTCCACATTGCTAAATTGCTTTTGTTTTAACTGTCATTGGCTGTGGGAAGTGTTCGGGGCTAATCTTAACCGAGAACAAGAATGTCCAGAATGTAAATCATTTGATGTCAAGACATTCATAAAAAGAATCGACATCAATCTTTAATATTTAAAGCCTTTTCTCGCAGTTCTACTTTTTCTTGCCAAGCCTTTCTTTGGGCTGGTGTCTGTCTTCCTTGTTTTGGCTTTTCAATCCCTACCTTTTCAGCTCTTTTTCTCCAATCCCTAGCATCCCTGCGTTTTTTATTCTTTTTATCTAAAGTCCTTTGTTCTTGGGTAATCTCCTTTTTGGTCTTGGGTTTATCTGATACAACAGGGCGTTGTGGCAAAACCTCTACGTCTTCGTAATCAACATCCATTACCTCTGCATCCTGCGTGGTAAGGAATTTCTCAAAAGGACTTTTATGATTGGCAACCTCTACACGCTTAATAAGTTTACCAGAGTGTTCTAAAACAAGACGACCAGCCTGTACATTACCAGCCTCCGCCTCACGAATCATACTATTAAGTATATTTGGTAGCTTTGCACCGAATGTAACCATATACTTTTGGTAGAACACCTCAACAAACTCAGGGTCTTTAAGCCAACGCCTTAATGTAGACACAGCTACCCCAGATTCTTCGGCTACATCCTTCATCTTAGTCTCTGGGTCATTAACCAACATATCTATAGCAATAGCCATAGAGGGCTTTAACTTATCGGGTAGATTGACACTCATGATGGTATATTATACGGACTTTCTTATTTTGATACAAGGTTTTATGGACTTTCTTTTATCTTTTTTTACGGCACGGCACACAAGACTTTGTTTTTATTTATTTTGAGGGGGATACGGGTATAGCCATACCCTGCTGAACTCATCCGCCCCTACCCCACCAAATGCACGATTTGCACGATTTGAATTATTGTAACGCTCATAACGGGCATTGGAGAAAGTTCTTGCTTTTGTGCGGGGGTTATGTGCATATACAAATAAATGACCATCGACCAAAATAATACTTGCTTTTTGCCTAATTAGTCCAACTAAAATTAGCTATTGACATTTGATAGATTACTCTAATTAAATATTGCCCTATTTAAAGATATTACTTGCTTTTATCTATAGTAGACATTACCACCACTTAGGAATCAGCGGAAAAATAAATCTCGAAAGTATTGGGAATTGTCATAAATAATTCGTATGGACTGATTTCTGCACGTTTTGCACGTTTCCTTGAGAGTAAATCCCTAAATGGTGTCTACAACCTCATAAAACAGTTTTTTAATGCTAGGCTGTGAATCCCTAAAATAATCCCGTATTGATACCATTTAGAGCCATGTAGACGTATTGTAGATAATTGCCTTTGGTTTGGTTAGGAATCAGCGGAAACAGTACAAAACCCCCCTAAAAATAGGGATTTTCTACCCTCCATATATAAGGAGTAGACTTTTTAAGGGCTTAAAAACTATAAAGAACTTGACACGCTTTGATAATATGATTAAGATTTGGCAACAAATACGGGCTTTGCCCAATTAACTTAGAAAAGGATAAACAACATGAGCAAAAACAACACAAAAGTAACCCTTAGAAAACCATCAAAGAAACAGATTGAATCTGTACTCAAGGGCGGGATAGAAGCACAAGGTAAGCTAGAAGAAATTAGCCATATCATTAAGGCGGACTTGTGCCATGTAGATGAAGAAAATAAAACCCAATTGACTAGAGCATTCGACAAAATCCTAGACGATAAAAACAAAGACGAGGAAATGAAACAGAACATTAAAATGTTTATCGGAAAGCAATTCCAGACATTAATTAAGGAAAAGCCAACCCAGTTGGCAATCCTTGAGGATGATATAGAAGACATGACTGTAACTGTAAAGAAAGTAAATAAGGCGATGGTTGAAAACAACGAGGGGAAATACGTTGATTCATTCGATGAGTTGGAACTTGGTTCGTATAGGGTGGTGAGAATGCACAAAACTAAAGAGGATTTGTCATTGGCTCAAGAACTTGCCAAATGGATGCGGTCACAAAAAAGCAAGGGTTGCTTTCATGGCGATAAATCGACAGCCAAAGACGTTGGAATGTATGATTTAAACCTAATTAGAATGACACTTGACAACCTTGAAAAGGGAGTTGAAGAACTGTAAACCCTGACCACACGCCACCGATTAAGCCCCTTCATTTAAGGGGCTTTTGAGGTGCAAAAAGGAATTTTAAAAATGAATCAAACATACAACAAAATAAAAAAGACGGCTTACAAATCAGATACAAATTGCTGTACTGTCATTAGTGCCTCGGTTGCATTTGAAAAAGACTACCAAGAAACCTATGAATTTTTTAAGGATAGAGGACGTAAAGACAACAAGGGGTTGAAAGATAGAGACTTAGAACCAATTTATAGAGAATTAGCGGATTTAGAGGGCTTTAAAATTACAAAATACATTAGGCACATAAACACTTATCAAAACAAAAAAGGTAAAATTAAAGAATTTACAAGCTGGGAGAATAAAGAAAGGGATGACACAATAACAGTTGTAAAAACTTGGAAAGGGTTAACTCTAAATAATTTTAGAGACTACTTACCAAAAGGGGATTATATTCTTGGCGTTAGCGGTCATGTCACAGCCGTAAAGGGTGGGATTATTCAGGACTGGTCAAGCTCAGTTTACAGCCGAAAAACTAGGACAACGTACACAAGCCGTAGACAAGTAGACAGAATCTACAAAATTGAAAAGAAAAAGAAAGTTTTTAAGGACTTAAAAAAATCAAAATATGATTTTTCAAAATTTGTATAAATAAAAAAAAGGAAATAAAAATCAAATGAAACTCAAAACAACAAAAAGACAAATCAAAAAAAATATTCATCCCGAAAATTTATTTGCTGTTGGATATTGCGATTTGCAGTACTTGCTAAAGTTTGAAAATGCTTTTGCATACTCTAGCGGTGTTTATGGGTGGTCTTGCGATTACTATGAGATTGAATACAATAATCAAACCTATATTATCTCTACAGGATATAATCCAATCGGGAACGAAATTGATTATTATTTAATTGAATCGTATGAAAAGAGAGCGAGTTTACTTTGTACTGCACATCAAATGCCATACGAAGAAAGAAAAAAAGCAATGAAAAGACTACTAAATGAGTTTATGTTTAAGGCAACAAATCAAGCAGTATATAAAGTAAATTAATAAAACGGATTATTAAAAGCCCGTTGTTAAAAGGGGCTTTTAATCGGGCAAATGGTTTTTGAGGGGTTCGATTCCCCTCTTGCCCACAACGCCTTAAGAGGCATAAACTGATAAAAGGGAGGTAAATAAAATGACTTTAGGGTTAAATACCCTACTGGGTGAATGGTTTTCGGGGTGGTTCGATTCCACCCGCACCCACTCACAAAACAAAAGGAAAATAAAATGAGATTATTTGAAAAATTATTATTTATAGCAATTATGAGCGTATATGTAACCGCTTTAATAATTGGAGTATCAATTTTAGTTGTAATGCTGTTGGGATAAATGTTAAGACTTAACAAAATAAAAGGAAAATAAAATGAAATATGATTATTTAGAAATTGTCAGAACTCACGAAGTGCAATTTATTGTAAAAAAAAATAAAAAGGGTATATTTAAAGTTGATGAAAAAGCAACAATAAAACGCTTTAAATATTTACTAGAAAGTGATAAGGTAGGCATAGAAACTATACTCAATAAACAAAGTAAAAGGAAAATAAAATGAAAAAAATAAATATCGATGGAGATTGCCAATTTTTAAAAGACGTTGAATCAGAGCCAAATTATAATGGAGTACCATTGGGTGTTTATAATTTATTAATAGCCATAGGTGCTTTAAAAATTTTACTTAAAGGTATTAAACCAAGTAGGCATTTTGTTTTTAAAGATGTTAAAAAATATTTTGGCGTTGATGGGCAACCTAAAACAGTTCTTTATAAATTAGAAACTATTTCACAAATTTTAAAAGGAGAATTATAGATGAAAACTTATTCAGTAATTAAATTAAATAACGGCTTTCAGGTGGTTTGGTTTTGGTCGAATGAATACATAAAAACTGGCTTTAAATCATTTGAAAATTTTGTAGAGGACGGCTTTTTTAAGACTAAAAAAGAAGCTGAAAATCATGCCAATGAATTAGAATTTTTTGGAGAATAAAGATGCGACTAAAAGACTTGACTATTATAAATAGTATTAATAATTTAAACCAACACAGGAGAACTTATGATTGATTTTATAATAAATGGCGTACTAACCAACCCATATTTTTTAATAAATATTTTTTGGATGGCTACAGTTATAAAAGTAGCAATGATTTTAACAAAGGAGAACTAATGCAGTATTTTAGAACAGATTACACAGATTACGAGTGGTGGCTTTTGCTTATAAATTTTGGAGAAGATTTGCCACCATTATATCACGATTGCTTTGATGAATTTGGGACTTATAAAGATAAAGTTTGGGAATTATTTACAATAGACATTTATATAACAAAGGAGAACAAATAATGATTACAATTTTAGAAACAGTTTTTATTGGTTTAGTAATAATGATTCCAACAATTTTTGCACTTATATTGCAGACCAAGCTAAACATAACCAAGTATAAGCTAGATTATTACAGGCAACAATGCTTATATATGAATCACAGATTCCTAAGACAAGAGGATAAATAATGGACTTATCAAGACCACGCTCTAAGAAGGGAGTAGATGGAGAGGGTATTTATACTGATAATGTTGTTAAGTTTTGCCCTGAATGTAAAAAGTGTTGGGAAATGATAGAAAAAGTAGATAGTGACAGAAGAAATAAATTTAAAATTTGGAATATGACATTTTTAACAGATTTTCCCTCTTATGGGAAAAAACGAGAGGTTTGTAATTACTGTCTAGGCAAACCAACACAACTCGTAATTCAAAAGAAACCTAGATGGGCAAATAAAAAAGTTTTTAAGGACTTAAAAACTTAACAAACAAGGAGAACACAAAATGAGTTACTACGAAACAAACTCTGACAAATGGAATAAAGATTGCCATACGCTAAATTCAGCCATAGGCAATGTAATAGATGAAATAGAAAATAGCATAAAACCTAGAGTTGATGGAGGCAACAGACATAAAAAAGAATTTGTTGCAGAGGTTGTACCATCTGTTTTAGTGTCGCTACTAGCAAGGCACTTTAAACATTTTCACTTTGATTGCCCTGAAGACATACTTAACTATATGAACTTTATAAAAAAGGCTCTTACACATGAGTGTGAGCAGAGAGAAGAGATGGATATGGTTAAAAGCATAGAATATGGAAGTGAGGTAACAGCGTGAACGATAAACTAAAGAATGAGATATTTTTATATCTTGATGATTTAAGGGAGTCAGGTGCAGTCAATATGTTTGGAGCAACCCCTTATATTGTGAGCCTTTTTGAAATATCTAAAAAAGATGCTCGTAATGTTCTTAGTGACTGGATGTCTATAAATGCATAGGCATTATATTTCAGATGGGGTGCTTACAAAGTACGAAAGAGAATCTGGAAAATTGCGATTATCTGGCGGTTCTTGGTCTATTAATGTAGATGATTTTGCCCTTGACAAACTCAGTAAAATTGTTTATATTACGGAGAGGTATCGCTACGAAATCGAAAAGGATGATGCAGTCTCAGGTGGTTATTTCAGACAGTTTAAAGGCGAAAACAAGCTAGTCGTACCTATTAGCAAGTGGACAAAAAAGGAGAAGTAAATGCCGTTCCCATTCAGAAAAAAAGGTCAATTCAAAGACTACAAGAAGTTCAGTATTGTAAAGGGTGTAGTAACTAGATGCAAATTCTTTGCAAGAGATGAAAAAGATGCTGAACTTTATATTGACAAGGTAAAGGAAGTCAATGCTAAGAATGAATCGTCAGGCTCTTAAAACGCCTAAAGCAAAAGTTCGAGAGCATTGTGCCAATTATGAAACTGGCTTTATGTGTAGCGGTTGCATGATAGGCGAAAAGCTAAAGCAATGGATTGATATTGAAAAGGCGGGTAAAAAGTGTTTAGTGGCTGAAGGCAGAGAATGTGATTATTATAATAGATGTATCAAACCCATAGTAGGCTTCTAAAGGAAACTTATGATTTATAACGAATGGTTTTTTAGTCGATGCGATGTTTCCCCATTCATTCCACAGGGGTGGTGTTATTTCCTTTTCGCCACCCCTACAATTTGAAATTTTATGAATTATTATTATAGTGCTTGTTGTGATGCCCCACCAATTACAATTATGGAAGACAGGCATGGAGTTATGGGGATGTGTTCAGAGTGCAAGGAATGGGATGAGTTTTATGAAGAAGAAGAAGAAATTGAGAACGAAGAAAACGAAGAGGAGAACTAAATGAAAAGTGGATTTTATGGTTTAATACCTAAAGTTGTAAGACACCATAAGGAGCTAAAATCAAATACTAAATTATTATATGCAGAAATATCAGCTTGTATAAATGAAGATGGTGTTTGTACTGAAAAAAATATATATTTTCAAAAGGTTTTAAACATTGGAAAAACGACACTTGACAGCTCATTAAGGCAATTAAGATTGCATGGATTTATTCAAATTGTTATGGAAATTGAAGAAAACTCAAACAAGTTTTTAAAGCGTTATATAACACTTACCCCTACCACCTGGGCGGGTAGGGTATCAATAAAGAATCAGATAACCTATACCGATGATACGGGTGGGGATGAGGAATTTGCCCCTCTGATAAGTAATGGAGAGGATACCGCTATATCGGGTTCATTATTATATAATAATAATATTATTACTAAAGTATATACATTACCTAAAAAACGGCATACCCCAATAAATAAAAACATTAATGAAGAACAAAGAAATGCCCTTATAAAGATTGTAGATAATTTTTATAATACACAAAGATTCAGGCATCCTAATATGGTAGATGGAAACTGGCAAGAAGATACTACTATTTTAAATGGCAGTATAAACACACTTTACGATTTAATTAAGATAGATGGGTTTGACTACGAGTCTATAAGGGATGTGATTGTATGGGCATTAAATGATAAGTTCTGGAGTAATAACTTATTGAGCCTAAAAGTTTTAAGGAATAAAGCGGGTAACGGATTTACTAAATTTCAAAATTTACATCACACATACAAAAACCAATAAAATCAAAAATAGGAGAACAAAATGATTTTAGCAAAACTAATAGCGGAATGGATTATCCATCATTGCGATGAGCCAGTAGATGAGGTTGTTTATATACTGGATAAGGCATATCCTAGCGAGAAACTCGCAGATATGAATGAGGAATATGTAGGGGTAGTTGAATATCTAAGTAGATTAGATAGCCCTAGATATAGAAATGCCGTAGAACATTGCCTGAAAGAACTAGAAGAAATGGGGGCGAAGTAATGAAGAATAGTAAAGAAGATTGGAATCACCCTGACAATAATCTAGGGGAGATGTCTATAGATATTACACCAGATGATGCTTACGAGATGCTTGAAGGTGAGGTATTTGATTGGTGCTTTCCTGTTTATAATAGGGATGAGAATGGTGTTAAATATATGATTGGCAATGTAAATATATTCATTGGAGATTTATATTCAGGAGAAGAGGAGTAAGATGACTTTCGAGGAGAACGGAATTTATCTAAGGGATACTTCAGGACAGGAAAAGACAACTTGCCCAGAGTGTTCAAATGGAAGAAGAAAATCATCAGACAAGTGTCTGTCTGTAAATATAGATGAGGGAGTTTGGCATTGCCACCATTGTGGATGGAAAGGTTCATTGAAAGTTTTTAAGTCCTTAAAAAAACCAGAGGTTGTTCCTATTCCAACATTACCAGAACCACCAAAAACAAATCTCCCAGATAATGTCTATCAATGGTTTGAGGACAGGGGAATAACTAGGGCGGTGGTAGATGATGCACAAATAGGTTACGAGAATAGATGGATTCAGTTTCCATTTATAAAAGATGGTCAGGTCGTAAATATAAAATCTCGCACGGCAGATAAAAAATTCAGACAAGCAAAGAATGCTGAAAAATGTTTTTATAGATTTGACCACATGATAGGCATGGAGACAATTATAATTACCGAAGGAGAAATGGATGCCCTTTCTTTAGTTCAGGCGGGATTTATGAACGTTGTATCTGTTCCAGATGGTGCAACCGCACCTAACTCAAAGCCAAGTGATAGAAAGTTTAGTTATTTATTATCAGCTGAAGAGCATTTAATGAAGGCAGATAAGGTCATATTATGCACAGATTCAGATGGGGCGGGTAAACACCTAAGAGATGAATTATCTAGGCGTATAGGGCGTGAAAAATGCTGTAGAGTGAACTATCCAGACGATTGTAAGGATATGAATGAAGTCTTGGTTAAGCATGGGGAAGATGCTATATTAGAGATAGTAAGCGGTGCTTACCCATATCCTATAGATGGGGTTGTTATGATAGAGGATGTCGTAGATGAGGCTATTGATTTATTTAATACACCTGAACACAGGGGGCTGTCTACTGGATGGGTGGACTTAGATGACCATTACAGAATTAGTCATTCAGAGGTTTCTGTCGTAACTGGTGTTCCCAATATGGGAAAGTCGGAATGGATGGATGCCCTAATGATAAACATGGTTCAAGAATATGGTTGGAAGTTTGGTATATTCTCAGCAGAAAATTTTCCAGTAAAACATCACTTGTTGAAGTTGGTGGGTAAATTTGCTAAACAACCTTTTTGGGGTGATTATAAAATGGATGAATCCACGGCTAGAAATTCAATGAGTGTTCTCAATGATCACATTAAGTTTATAGGGACTCAAGAATCATCGGTTACGATAGAATCTATAATGGAACAAGCTAAGATACTGAACTTTAGGTATGGTCTTAATGGGCTTATAATTGACCCGTGGAATACCATAGAGCATAAGTTTGGAGATGGAGAGAACGAGACTAATTATGTATCAAGGGTTCTTGCCCAGTTAAATACATTTGCGAAAGTTAATGAGTTGCATATCTGGGTAGTAGCACACCCAAGAAAGATGGAGAATGGTGCGGACAGAAAGCCATTAGTTCCATCTCCCTACGATATTTCAGGTTCAGCAAACTGGTTTAATAAGTGCGACAATGCAATTACAATACACAGGCACAGGACAGAGGATAGTGACTATGTGGGGGTTCATGTTCATAAGATTAGATTTCAGTACAAGAATGGGCAACCTACAACTGGTAAGCCACCCGCTAAACTTAGTTATAGTGTAAAGAATGGAACTTATGGAACATACATCGAAGAATTTAAAGAAAATCTTTTTGGATAGGCTCGAAAAGATAAATTATAATCCAATAAAAACCAGAGGAATGAGATTAATGTGTAAAAGGTTATGGGAAGAATTTGACGATGTTTGGATTAAGTATGAAAACAATAAAGCCACTTACGAGCAATGGGAGAAAACATTAGATAAGTGGCTTAATGCGGAGGAAGTATGAAAGTAAAGAGGTATATAGTCACGCCAGATAAACACTTTCCATTGGCTGATATGAAAGCCATAAGTGTTGTCTGTCAGGCTATAGAAATTATAAAACCAGATGGTTATATTGACTTGGGCGATACTGGGGAGTGGAGTTCTGTATCTCATTGGCAATGGAAAAAGAAAAAAAGACCACCTCTGGAATATCAGTTACCCTTTGTTACAAAAGAGATTGAAGAAGTTAATAAAGGTATGGACATAATTGATGAGTCACTTGATAAAGCAAACGTAAAGGAGAGACATTTTGTTGAAGGCAACCATGAAGACTGGCTTAATAGATTTGTTGAAGAAAACCCCTACCTTGCTACCAGTTTTTTGGTTAAAAACGCTATCAAACTTAAAGAACGTGGTTATAAATATCATAAACTGGGTAAGATGCTCAAAATTGGTAAACTCAATTTCTATCATGGACATCATTTTGCTGGGATTAATCATACTCGCAATCACTTACTCCGTCTTGGTGGTAATGTTATGTATGGACACCATCATGATATTCAGCAGTCTTCTGTCACACATATAGATGGAGTTAAGTCAGCTTGGTCAATAGGTTGCCTAAAGGATATGAGTGCGGATGCAAATGAGTGGTTAGGAAATAGAAATCATAACTGGCAACACGCTTTTGCGATTGTTGATTTTTACCATTCAGGATTTTTTACTGTTCACATGGTTCAAATAGTTAATGGCAAAACATCTTTATGGGGTGAGCTGATAAAGGGTTAGTGTTTGGTATTGTCATTTATAATTAGTAACTTTAATTCATTAATAGGAAATAAATGAGAGCAACAGAGTTTATAGACTTTTTAAACAGCGATGTCATTGATGACGAATTATATTCGCATATTGAAGTTCGTGATTCAGAGGGCAAGTTAAAAGAGAACTATAAAGAAATTAGAAAAAAATACAGGAAAGACACCAAAGAAGCGAGAACAAAATGATAACACAAGGCAAATACAAGGTTGAGTTCCCTGAAGATATGACTCAGGAAGAAATTAATGTCATAAGGATAATGGTCGTTAAGATGCTTGAACGGCATAACTGTAAGGTGGTTGAAATTGAGGGATAGTAGGTATTGTGCCACAGTATCTTGGGATGGGTATGTGGATGAGGATGGCAAATTTCTTTTGGATAGCGATGGAGAGTTTATATTATACAGAGACAAGCTAGACTGGCTCATTGATGGCGTGTCTGAGTATTTAGAAAAGTGGAAAGAGAGAGGTGCTTATCTTGAGTTGGCATCTAAAGAAACAAATCACGAATCTCAAGATATAACAGATTTAATTAAATCCGAAATAAACAGGAGACAACATGAGTCAAAATGAAACTCTAAAAATACAAGCCAATACAGACAATATCGTAGAATTTTTATACGATACCCCAAAGTCAGGTACTAATAATTATGGTGCTTGGCATCTGTATGGTGTAAAAAACAATGGCAAGGAAGTTGGTATTTTTGCTACAGATTACCTACATGATAAGTTGCAGTATTATCGTAAAGGTGATGTCGTTAATATTCGCAAAGAGAATGTTGATGGTGGTAAGATAGCTTGGAATGTTATACCTCAAGAGGGTACTAACGTAAAGAATGAGCAAAACACTACTCTTGGTATTGATGCTAGAACACACGACATCCATAAGCAAGTGTGTTTAAAACTTGCCGTAGATATGGTCGCAAAGAAAGATGTGCATAGCGTGTTAACTGAAGGAGAACTGGTTATAGTTGAGGCAAATATGAAATCCTTACTCCAAGTGCTAGAAGGCACACCAGATACCCACACTAACAAAGACGAAGAGAAGTTACCTTTCTAGGTGAAGAAGGCGTTATCAAACAAACTGGACAAAGCATGGGCAGACAAGATAAAAGAATATGGAATGTGCGAGGTCTGTCGGAAAACAAAGCCCCTGAATGCTCATCATTTTTACTCTCGTTCTATACGAGTTGTCCGTTGGGATGTTGATAATGGTTTTTGTCTCTGTGTTGGATGCCATGTTTTTTCAAGCAAGTTCTCCGCCCATAAAACTCCCGCTGAGTTTGTCGAATGGGCTATTGAAAAGCGTGGCATCCAATGGTATGAGGATTTAAAAGAGCGTAAAAATACTTTAGGTAAGTATATAGATGATGACTACAAAGATTTACTACAAAAAATAACAGAGAGAACATTCGATTAAGGAGAGCATAATGAGACAATTAGAAAGAATACAAGACAAGGTTGAAGGTATCTGGAGCTATACAGAGTTAGAGCTTTCTGATTATTCAGCTATTGGGTTGCAGAAACATCTAAGTATAATAAGCGAGATAGTGAATGATGTCTTGGATGATATAGAGAATTTAAACACTTGCACAGTTTGCCAGACAGAAGTATGTGATACTTGCCTTGATGATATGGCAAAGCAAGTTTGATGAATTGCCCCAAATTAAACAGAATAGGATAACACCAATAACCAAAGACCCGAAAGGCGAGGAGTTGTCGTTAGTGTTTACTAGGTTGGCTACCGATGGGGCAAAGTTTTTAAGGACTTAAAAAGTAGGAGAATACTATGACATTTTGGTTACAATCATTGCAAGAAAATGCGTTTGATGTTTTTCAGGTAGTATGGATAGGTATAGCAATCTACTCTACTCATTTTTTAGCTAGATGGTTTTGGATTAAGTTGAAAGATGAAATCATAGAAGAAATAAGGAGAAACAAATGAAAGAAATAAAACCTCTATTAGACAAAGACCCTATTTATGTATGGTCTGCTGACGAAAAGTTTGGAATTGATAGTGCATTATATGCTATTTTTGACAACTTAACTGGCTATCAATCTTTCCAATTGCTATCTGGTCTTATTGAAAATAATATAAAAGAAAATATTCCTCATCATATATTTAAAAAAATAATGAAATATTCAAATCAAGCACAAAACAGAGGAGAGCATACCGCCTATGGCGAAGTGTCAAGTGAGGGGCTAGACAAATACGGAGAAGAGGAATGATTATGTTTGATATAGCAGAATGGGTTGCCAATGTATTGGTATTAG